GTGAAGCTCGATAAATTCTACTTCCTTGGAAAGTTCGTATTTGGCTTTGGGATATCAACTGAACTATGGCACACGGAGCGTAAATCAGGCGGCAAGGTTGTGCATTTCATCCATTTTGGTTACACGCCAGACCTTAGCCCTGAGAGAGTATTCAAAGCATCGCTACTGGTGCTGACATTCATATTTTTCACGATGCGGATAGGCATCTGCCGAAAACGCAAAAACATCGATTAACAGGCCTGCAAATAAGCGGGCCTTTTTTATGAGGGTAGGATTATGACTAGCAGAGAAAAATTTGAAGCTTGGATGACTGCTGAGCAGTGGTTTCACGGAAGCGATTTCGAATGGGATGAGCGCCGGAATTGCTATGCGCAATTTGGTATTCACTTGGCATACAAAGCATTTCTAGCAGCAGAAGGTGCAGCAGAGCAAAAACTCACAGACATGGCAGTACAGCTCGCTAACGCCGAGAGCAAGTGCAGGGAGCTGGCGGCGGAGAATGCGGGGCTGAACAAGTTTATCAAAAGTGATTGCTGGATTTGGGATGATAAAAGCGAAGAGTATTTCGATGCTGCTGACTGCATGCCTGAAACCCCAGCCACCGACGCTTTCCTGGCTGAAGTGCGGGCAAGTGCGCGTAATGAGGGTATCAACTATGCCGCCAGCCGCCTTGCTGCTGCATTCAATCATGGTTTCGTTGATAAGCCGCTGGCTGAAGTCTGCGACGTGGTGCGCATGATTCTGGACACCAAAGAAGAACTGGCAAACTCCACGCAGCCAGCTGCTGATGGGATATCTGGCGAGTACGCAGAGAGGTTTCTCGCAGAGTTCGCCGCCCAACTACGCAAAGGAGCCACGCTATGAGCAATGCTATCGATGCACATCTCACCGATGAAGTGATCAACGCCGCATTTGAAAATACCAACTTCGGGCGCGACGACTTTCGCACCATACTGGCTGAAACCGTTATGAAACGAGCCGCTGGTTATCACTCTGGCTGGACGGCGACGACCATTTGTACTCGTCTCAAACTGCTGGGTAAGCATGAGCGCCCAACAAAACTAGGCCTGACGTTTGCCTTTCACCACTACTACCGCCAGAGCGTCCGCGATGCGCTGATGCCAATTCAGGAGACCGCCCAATGACAGCACTCAACAAACAGGCGCTGCATGTTCCTGAGCGCAAAAGACGTGACTGGAGTCAGGCGGTAATGCGAGATTGCGACTTCTGTAGCCAATGGTCACTAACTATTCATCATGAAGATGGCGGATGTATTTGCGCTAGTTGTTGCGATGCCGAATACACATCTGAACTGAAGGGTGCGCTTGAATCGGCGATTGAACGCGCTGAAGCCGCATTGAAGCGCATAGCAGAACTGGAGGCGCGGGAGGTGGCAGTGAAACAATTCGATGACTTCCAGATTGTCCACTATGGCGGTTCTGAGGATTACGCGAAAGGTTATATCGACTGCCAGAACAACTACAACAAAGCGCTTACCGCCGCTGGCATTGGCGTGAAGGGGGAGTGAGATGGCTGACAAATCATCTTTAGAGCGCTTGAAGGCTGCAAACAAAGAGAATCAGAGAATGGTAATGGTGAGCGTCGGAACGCTCAAAGCCGCACGCAGTGAAATTCTGTCCCACGTCTCTGCAAACGGTAAGGGCGTGATGACAGATATCGTTCTCAATCGGATTAATGCTGTTATCGGTAAGGACTAACCCATGAAAACTAACCACCCGGCGCACGGTCCTGTATCACTCGAGCGCCTGCAACAGATAAGCGAAATACTCAGCAAAGCAGCAGCACAAAGTGACGGCGGTAATCTCGGCTACGCAATGGCTGATGCTGTGAAGGTGATTAATTCGGCTATTGCGGCGTTTGGTGCGGAGCCTGTGGCGTGGATAGTTCACGCCCGGGGAGGTGACCAATTGACCAATGATGGCGACTACGTTGCTAACGCCGAGGGTATTGGCGGCATATCCTCAACCCCGCTCTACATCGCACCGCCAGCGCCGGCAGTACCTTTCGCGCTTCCAGTCCAGCACTGGGAGGAACTATGCCGTCAGCATCCTGACATGAGCATTGGTGATGCCATCATTCGCGCTGCATGGTGGAATCACTGCGCAGCCATGCTCAAGCACCAGTCAAGCAATCATACCAGTGATAGCAACGTTTCTGGAGGCGAAATCAAGCAACCATCAAGCAATTCATTCACGGATGAAGACCTAGAAATGATGACGCACGGCGATAACCCGCAATCCAACGCGTATCGTGAGCTACTGGCGTTTCGGCGTAATCATCAGGATAAAGATAAGTGCGAAAAATGGCGTCAGAAGGAAATGTAACGTGGCTAACCTGCAACTGGCGGTAAAGGGTGAATACTTCGACCAAATGAAGGCAGGGGTGAAGAAATTCGAGTATCGGCTGCAAACTGACTACTGGCGAAAACGTCTGGTTAATCGTGACTACGAGCACCTGATTATCACTAAGGGATACCCCCGCGCCGATGATCTGGAACGCCGGATTGATGTGCCGTATTGCGGGTACGTCGAAGAGTCGATTACCCATAAACATTTCGGTGATGCACAGGTCGATGTGTTTGCCATCATAGTGAACGTATAATGAGGCCATGATGAACGAAGTTGATAAGGCATTTCTCCATCGGCAGCTCGTTAAGCTGGGAGACATGATCGGGGAAGGGCTTGCAGATGAGCCTGGCGGTTCATGGATACGCCGTGACTACCGGAAGACACTGAGCGCTCTGGGCATAAAACAGCCACGCCGTCCGAACACCAAGATACCGGATGCCGTGAAAAGCACCATTGATCAGCGCATGGCTTTACGCTGCCAGCAAGAGGAATGCACCGAGTGTAAGCGGCATTCATTGAAGCAAACGCGTTCCGGTTCCATGAGCGCCAGATGTACGTTATGCGGATGCCGCTACAAATTGTTGCGGCGTGATAAAAAATAAACCACACGATAGGATTTTTCATGACTCACACTAATTTTGGTCAAAACGTGCAGGAGGCCTGCATTGTGAACGGCGTCCCGCACAAATCGACATGGGCAGGTTTTCAGGCCAATGGCCTGACTGGGAAAATCTGGTCACATCGCTGCACTTACTGGCGCACCAAGACGCTTAAGCGGGAAGGCAAGGCGACATATACCCACCCTGAAACGTCCATGACGCTGCATTGTGAGCTTATCTCTCTGGAGCGTTATCACGAGCTGACGGAGGGAGGGCAGGCGAAATGGCAGCACTAACGAAGATGTATTGCCCTGAATGCGGAAACAAACGCTGCCCTCACGCAAATGACCATAATTACGCTTGCACCGGCAGTAACGAGCCCGGTCAGGTTGGTAGTCCATATCCATAATCACCACAGCAGCAGTGATGTATAATCCCTCTCAAAGCATCGAGGGGGATTCATCATGTCGGACTGGAACATCGCAGCAAAATCGAAAGAAGAGCAGGACAAGGTAAGTGTTGACCTTGCTGCATCCGGCGTTGCGTACAAAGAGCGACTCAATCAGCCAGTGGTTGCCGAACAGGTAGCGAGAGAACAGCCGGAGCATCTGCGTGACTACTTCATGGAGCGCGTTCGCCATTATCGTGAACTGAGCCTGACGCTGCCGAAAGCATCCGATCCGCGATATCTGGATATGGCTGCGCAGAACGAGAAAAAGTAATCCACATTGACACCCACAAATTACGATTATACTGTATATGTGTACAGTATTTTATTGTGAGGTGTTTATATGGGCTTCCCATCTCCCGCTAATGACTACGTTGAATCATGCCTGACGGTTGATCGCTTATGTCACATGGATGCCAACTGCATAGTCATTGATACGTCATCCGGCTATGCAGTGATTAACCGTGCTCTCAGGGTTAAGCAGGGAGCGCCAATCCTCATCAATCATTGTGGCCGCATTCAGTTTGCAAAGCTAATGGGTGAGGCGCTGATAACGTCAGAAGGCGAGGCTCTGGAAGGGGAATCTCTTGATGATGTTGATGTGATAGGCGTGGTTACGTTCCTCATCAACTCAGCTCTTCAGGAATCCTCTGACCCATCACCGATATAAGTCACGCGCAACGTCAAGCAACATTACTCCCCCTCAAAATTAGTGTTATAATTATGTCGCAGTCGGATTGAGCACCCGGCTGTGACCTCTGCATCTGATTGGGAAATTAGATGCGAAACACAAAGAGTACGACCTACCATATCCCGTCAGCGTTATCTAATGCTGAGGGTTTTCTGCATTCTGCGTTACCTCTCGGAGGTGGCGTATGAAGCAACAATTCCACCTCGTAAATGAATCTGTTAAGCAGAACGCCATCAACTACATCCGTGAGTTGCCGGTCGACGCTAAGCGTCCGCTGATTCTCGACATAAAAGAGATGACCCGCACCGCTCAGCAAAACCGTAAATTATGGCCGCTCTTGAAAGACCTCTCCGATCAGGTTCTCTGGTTCGGCAACAAATACGACTCAGACGACTGGAAAGACTTGATAACCGCAATGGTCGCTAAGTCCAAGAAGCAGGAGCAACGCATGGCTCCCGGTCTGGATGGAGGCATTGTGATGTTCGGGCAGCGTACCAGTAAGATGACCGTCAAGCAGATGGTTGAAGTCATCGAGGCTATCTACTGGTTCGGCACTCAGCAGAACGTCAAATTCAGCGACAAATCCTGCATTGAAATTGAATGGGCAAAGCAGCGGGGTGATCGCAATGCGTAAACCCACCCGCCGCAGCTGCAAAATCTGCAAGACAAAATTCACTGCCACCTACGACAACGTCTGGTGGTGCTGCCCTGAGCATGGCGCTGAATACGCTCTACAGGTTCTGGAGAAGAAGCGAGAAAAACAACTCGTCGACAAACAGAAAGCGGATCGCGTTGCATGGCGCAAACGAAAAGCAGCCGTCAAACCTCTCAGGCATTGGGAAGACGTAACTCAGCGCGTCGTTAATGACTACATCCGTGAGCGCGACCATGATCTGCCATGCATCAGTTGCGGCACGTTAGACACCGTCCAGTGGGAAGCAGGTCACTACCGGTCACGCGGTAAGGCATCACACCTGCGCTATAACGAAGACAATATTAGTAAACAATGTCACCACTGCAATGTGCAGTTGTCTGGCAATCAGCAGCAGTACCGCCTTGGTCTTATCGAGAAAATCGGGGCTGAGCGCGTCGAGGCGCTCGAAAACAACAATACCCCACACCGATACACCATCGAAGAACTCGAAGCCATCAGGAAGCATTACAGCGCTCTGAGGCGTCAACTCGTCAAAACAAGGGAGGCAGCATGACCCGCACCGATATCGACAACTATCAAAAAGCATCGGTACTGCGTGCCGATCCTGAATGCTCATGGATGAAGTTGGCTTCTGTACCGCGCCGCTCATATCTTGGGAAATATCGCCGCCTGACTCCTGCGCAAAGTAGGTGGGTTCGTTCGCTATTAGGACTTTGGGGTAGAGAGTTTGGTGGCAGTGACACCTCATATCTGTCTGGAGGTGGCGGCATGTGGTCAATGATACTCACTGGATGGACAGGTGAGCAGCAGGAGAGGATTACTACTGTGCTCGCCGGTCTCCGCAAGATGGGATATTCAGGAGATCAGCTTATCATGCAGGCAAAAGCTATCATCTGGCCTAAAAAGTCTCTATCTGATTTGATGGGAAATGCTGCTGATGAAGAAGAGGCCGAATTCATGGAGCGGATCATTCTCAAATCCTTCTCAAAAAACAGCATCGTCTACGAAATCGGGAAGGACTATTACACATGGCGTAAGACCATTAACGATATGGCCCGTTGGATGCAGTATCACCACGCACCTTTTTTGACTGAAAAGCAGTGCATCGATCGCGTTCGTTGGTGCATCGAGTTGTTCAATTCTGCTGTCTTCTTCACGTTAATTGCAGAACTTGGCATCGAAAATAAAGAAACTTGCAAAAAAGACTTGAAAACAAGTTTTGAAGATGCATAATTACTGTATGCTCGGACGTCGAAGGCGAAAGAGCGAGGTGGTGAGGAAAAAGAGGCGGCTCTCACCACTGAACCGCCTAGTTGGTATCTTCGGCGCATCGTCTGGTACTCCAACCGTAGAGAGCTGAGAGGTTCTCCAAGACCTGAGTAATCAGGCCGCCATCTGGATGATGGCGTTGTCATTCGATGGCCCTGGGTTAATAGCTCGGGGCTTTTTGCATTCAGGGTCAGAAGCACAGAGGTTGTGCGATCGGCTGTTAACCGATTGGTCGAAGGTTCGAATCCTTCCTGTCCCGCCAAATTTGCCAGTTTAGCTCTAATGGTAGAGCGGTCGCCTTGTAAGCGAATGGGTAGCGGTTCAAGTCCGTTAACTGGCACCAAATCCCAGCCAGGGTATCCAGCCAAAGAGCTGACATTGCTAGACCCTCATATTGCCCACGCGCCGTGGGCTTTTTTATTCAGGCCGCAGACAATCAATCAAAGATGCCACGTAGCTATCAGTGCCTGACGGCCTCCCACACTACAAACACAGCACCCCGTTTCTTCGGAGGTGATATGGCAAAACGTATGAATGACGACCACAAAATTGTAGGCCTGTCCTGGCTAGTTCTGCTCGGCATTGCATGCTGGGGCGGTTTGGTTCGCTACCTGATTGACGTTAAGCAGAATAAAGCAACATGGAGCTGGATTAACGCTCTCGCGCAGATCGCTGTCTCCGGCTTTACCGGCCTGATTGGTGGATTGATAAGCGTGGAGAGCGGCCTGAGTTTTCACATGATTCTGGTCACGTCCGGCATTAGCGGAGCGATGGGATCCGTTGCTCTTACGTATTTCTGGGAACGCCTGACGGGGATGAAGAATGCAAACCAATAACTTTAAATTCTCCCAGCGCAGTGAGACAAACCTGAAAGGTGTCAATCCTGATCTGGTGAGAGTTATCCGCCGAGCTCTTGAATTGACCCCGGTCGACTTCATCGTTATCGAAGGTCTGAGAACGCAAGCCAGACAGAAAGAACTAGTTGCCACTGGAAAGTCACAGACGATGAACAGCCGCCACCTGAGCGGTCATGCTGTCGATATCATCCCGGTAAACACCACCTGGAAGATTGAGGAGTTCAAACCTCTGCTCAAAGCGGTTAAACAGGCTGCTGATGAGCAAGGTCTGAAACTCCGCTTCGGCATCAACTGGAAGAATGACCCGTCGCTACCGATTGAAACAAAATTCATCGACGCGCCTCACGTTGAGATCCCAGCATGAACATCAGCCTGAAGTCGCTGATTGTGCCGGGTGTGATTCTCCTGCTAGCGCTGACCTCATGGCTATCTTACGGAAGTTACCAGAGTGAGAAGAAACGGGCTGATGATGCCGAGCTTTCAGCAACCAGTGCGGTAACCATCACCGATAACGTTCTGCGCACCATCAAAATCACCAACATCGTTCTGGAGACCAACCAGTATGCTAAACAGCAGATCGCACTGGAGTCACAGAGAGCCCAGGCAGATATCAAAGTGGCTGTTGCGGATGATGATTGTGCTCATCGGCCTGTGCCTGTTGCAGCTGCTGATCGGCTGCGGCAATACGCGGACAGTTTACGTACAGGTTCCGGTGGTGCCACTTCCGGCAAACCTGACTTCTGACACGCCTCAGCCAGTCATTCCAGATCCGCTGACCTATGGGGCCAGTCTGGATCTGAACGTCAGCCTGCTATCAGCGCTGGGGCAGTGCAACCGGGATAAGGCTGATATCAGGCAGGCCGAGAAGCAACGAGTCTCGCAGTAGAACGATTATTTATAAAATTCTGCAAATGGTGTCAGTAAAGCGCCATTGACAGAGATTTATATAGGTTTTGAATGGCGGAGTTCTCCGTTATGCCGGGGCTGTATCTAATCCACCCAGCTTATTATTCTGTATGGGTCACCTACCTTAATGAGAGACCATGAAATTTCAGCTTGCTAAGCTTTACCGTGGGGATCACTTCTGTGGCTTCGGTATCGCTGTTAACGGTCAACTACTCGATAGACTGGCATCTGTCATAATTAATACCGAGCCAAATATAATTCCCACGGCAACTGCAGTATTCAATCTGGATAAAAGCACCGTTGAAAACCAGGTGGTAATTAATCTTGATGACCCGGGCGCTCGAATTAATTTCGAAAGCAAACCTTCGGATGAGGTATTCGAAAAAATTAAAAATGCAGCATATGAAGGCGCTGAGAAGGGCTACCGGAATGCAGTAAAAAGAATTCTTTGAGGGGTTCTATGGCTTCTGATTCACCGTGGCATAGCCTATACAACACCAAGCGGTGGTACCGTCTTCGCTACCACCAACTACAAAAGCAACCACTATGTGAGTTTCATCTCCGGCGTAACCAGGTGGTATCTGCTTCCATTGTTGACCACGTAACCCCACATAAGGGCGATGAAACACTCTTCCATGACCCGGACAACCTTCAGTCGTTATGCAAGCGCTGCCACGACTCGGTAAAGCAACGCATGGAGAAGGGCGGAACGGTTACAGAGTTCGATAATGAAGGTCGGGTTATCTGGTAACAGCAGAGCAACTGACATCGCCCTCGGTGTCGGCGAACGACTGACACCCAGCACCCTTTCCAACGGAAACCTGTGGATCATCGAGAAATGATAGCGTTTCTCATTATCAGCCAGAGAAGGCGGGGGGTGGGGTAAAACTCTGGCGGCAATCTTCAAAAGACCGCGCCCTCAACTCTTTTTTTAAAAACGTCCAGAAAAAAAGGAAAAACCGATGGCACAGCGAGGCAGAAAGTCTCTGGCTGCGACGTCTGCTGTCTCGTTGCCGGCACTGGCTGAAAGCAGGCTGCAGCCGTCCATTCATCTGAGCGATCCGGAAATTAATGTATGGGTAAGGCTCGTTAATGACAATCCAGCCAGTTCATTCACTGAAACTCATCGAGACATGATGGAGATGTACTGCCGCCATGTTGTTCAGGCCAGAATAATCACCACTCAGCTTGAAGAGTTTGAACTGGAGTGGCTATCGCGCGAGGACGGACTTAAGCGGTACGACAAGCTTCTTGCCATGCGCGAGCGTGAAGTGCGCTCGGCATCTTCACTGGCAACACGTTTAAGGATCACCCGCCAGGCTACTGCCGACCCAAAAACAGTTGGCCGCGCGCACAACAATCTGGCTCGGGAGAAAAAACCCTGGGAAATTGATTAAGGCTCTTTGATGGCAAAAAAAAATCTGACAAGAGCCGAGAGAAATATTCTCTGGTGCGAAAGAAATATTGTTATTCCTGAAGGAAAGTTCGTTGGCCAGCCACTGAAAATGGCTGAGTTCATGAAGGATGATTTTAGAGCTATATTCGATAACAAGCATGGCACACGTCGCGCAATTATCAGCCGTGGGCGAAAGAACGCCAAAACGGTAGAGACCGCCATGCTGATGCTGCTCTACCTGGTGGGGCCGGAGGCGGCGCCGAACTCGCAGCTGTATTCTGCCGCACGCTCGCGTGACCAGGCGGCCATTCTGTTTAACCTGGCCTCCAAGATGTGCCGGATGAATCCGGTGCTCATGCAGTATGTGGCGATAAAGGACTCGGCGAAAGAAATTCACTGCCCCGAACTGGGTTCTTATTATCGGGCGCTGAGTGCAGAGGCCACGACTGCCTATGGTTTCTCGCCTCGATTTGTCGCGCATGATGAACTGGGGCAGGTTCGTGGGACCCGTGATCCCCTTTATGAAGCACTGGAAACTGCGACTGCTGCTCAGGATAACCCTATCTCGGTGATTATCAGCACTCAGGCGCCCGATGCGAGCGATCTACTCAGCCTGCTGATTGATGATGGACTGACCGGTGCTGACCCGCGCACGGTGGTCCGTCTACAGACGGCCCCGGAAGATATCGATCCTTTCTCCGTTGACGCCATAAGGCTGGCAAACCCGGCCTTCGATGTGTTTATGAACCAGAAAGAAGTGCTTGATATGGCCGCCAGCGCGAAGCGCCTCCCGTCACGACAGGCTGAGTTTGAGAACCTTGTGCTGAATCGCAGGGTTGAAGCTAAAAGTCCTTTCGTCAGTCAGACAGTTTGGCACATGAATAAAGAAGAACCCGGCGAACTGGCAGGGGCTACCGTCTGGGGCGGGCTGGACCTTTCCAGTGTCTCGGACCTTACCGCACTGGTACTCAACACAACCCAGGGTGATGTGCACTGTAAGTTCTGGCTACCTGAAGAGGGGCTGGCGGACAAGGCGCGTAACGATCGAGTGCCTTATGACATCTGGGCCAGGCAGGGTTTTCTCAATACGACACCCGGAAAGGCCATTGAATATGCATTTATTGCGCGCGAACTGCGGCGCGTTTTCGACATTTGCAATGTCAGGGCGCTGGCGTTCGACCGTTACAACATGCGTTTCCTTCGCCCACATCTAATAGACGCAGGATTCACGGAAACTGAGCTCGAGCGGTTCGTGGAATTCGGACAGGGCTTTGTCTCCATGTCACCTGCGCTGAGGGAGCTGGAAGCCAAGCTACTCGGAGCGCAGCTTAAACATGGCAACCATCCGATCCTCGAAATGTGCGCCAAAAACGCCACGGTTATTTCTGATCCCGCCGGAAACCGAAAGTTTGTGAAAGGTAAATCAAGCGGGCGTATCGATGGAATGGTTGCTCTGGCGATGTCAATCGGCGCCCAGACGAGTGATGAGGTGGAGGATCCAGGCGACGTCAATGATTTCATTTATAACTTCTTGAGCGTGTAAAAATGGCAGATACCGATTACAGCATTGACCTGCGAACGCGATCGCCATTCTGGTCGCGCATGGCCTCCATCCTGACAGGGGGCCGCCTTGTGACGCCTGACAAGGGCTCGCAGATGGCAGGAACGTCCGCGCACGGTGTAGTTGGCGACTCCGTAGTGACTGACGAGCGAAATATGCAAATCAGCACTGTGTGGGCATGCATCAGGCTTATCTCTACCGTGACCGCATCATTACCCCTTGATGTCTACCAGACCAAAGACAATCAGAGAAGCAAGGTACCTGGCACACACCCTCTCGCGAGGTTACTGCGCTTCCGTCCCAACAATTTCATGACCGCGCTGGAGTTTCGTGAGGCCATGACCATGCAGCTTTGTGCTTATGGAAACGCCTACGCGCATGTGGAGCGAAACAGCGTCGGCGACGTTATCAGCATGGTTCCGCTGATGAGCGCCAATATGGAAGTGCGGCTCAGTGAAAACGGCAAAACCATTATCTACCGCTATCGCCGTGACACGGAATACGCCAACTTTTCACAGAAAGAAATTTTCCATCTTAAGGGATTTGGCTTCAACGGACTGACCGGCCTGTCTCCGCTGGCGTTCAGCGCGAAGTCTGCAGGTGTCGCCATTGCCATGGAAGACAATCAGCGTGAGTTTTTCGCAAACGGCGCGAAGTCTCCTCAGATCCTGATGACCGATGGCAAGGTGCTTACCAAAGAGCAGCGTGGACAGCTGGAGGAAAACTTCAAGGAGATTGCTGGCGGCCCGGTTAAAAAGCGCCTCTGGATCCTGGAGAGCGGTTTTACGACTCAAGCCATTGGTGTCTCTCCTCAGGACTCGGAAATTCTGGCCGCGCGAAAGTTTCAGGTTGCCGAGCTGGCGCGGTTCTATGGTGTGCCGCCGCACCTGGTCGGTGATGTGGAAAAAACAACATCGTGGGGCTCGGGGATTGAGCAGCAAAACCTGGGCTTTCTCCAGTACACACTCAAACCCTATCTCGATCGGTGGGAGTACAGCATTGAACGCTGGCTGGTTAAAGAGTCAGAACAGGGCGTGATTCACGCCGAGCATAACCTCGACGGGCTGTTGCGCGGTGATTCAACAAGCCGGGCATCATTTATGCAAATCATGGTCAATACCGGGATTCGCACCGTTAACGAGGTACGGCGCCTGGATAACCTGCCGCCGCTTCCCGGAGGCGATGTGGCGACACGTCAGTCGCAGAACGTACCCATTACCGATCTCGGATCAAACAAAGAGCCCCGCAATGCCGGGGCTTAATTTTTATGGGGGCTATGATGCCTGATATTCAGAAGACGCTGGCTTTCGACCAGACCGAAATCAAATTCATCGGCGACGGCAGCAAAGGAACGTTTGAAGGTTATGCCTCGGTATTTAATAACACCGACTCCGATGGCGATATTATTTTGCCTGGAGCATTCGCAGGTGTAGTGGCCAATCAGAGCCGTAAGGTTGCGATGTTCTTTAATCACCAGACGCGAGCTATCCCGGTCGGCAAATGGGATGCCATGCAAGAAGACGAAAAAGGTTTGTTTGTCCGTGGGCAGCTTACCCCAGGCCTTAGTTTGGCTGAAGACCTGAAGGCTGCCATGCAACATGGCACCGTTGATGGGATGTCGGTGGGATTCTCCGTCGGCCCTGATGATTACACCGTTGGCTCGTCCGGCCTCATCTTCAAAAACATTTCTTACCTCCGGGAAATCAGTGTCTGTACATTCCCGGCGAACGAGCTGGCGGGTATCACCGCCATGAAGTGCATCGACAGTATCAAAACCATTCGTGACGCGGAAGCCTGGCTGAGGGATTCAGTCGGTTTAACGCGCGCAGAAGCGCAGGCATTTATTGCCCGCGTGAAGTCCGCAGGCCGGAGCGAGTCCGGTAGCGGCGACATTGACGCGCTGGCACAGCGCATAACTTCATTTGCCGCTAATCTGCGGAATGCATAACGGAGTACCACATGTCTGAATTAGCAACCCTCGAAAAAGCGATTGAGAATTCACAGAAAGAAGTGAAAGAACTCATCGAAGAGCAGCGTAAATCCATCAACCAGAACGGCGAAATTAACAAGCAGCTTCAGGCCGATCTGACCAAAGCACAGGAAGAACTGAAGTCTACCGGCACCCGCCTGTTCGATCTTGAGCAGAAACTTGCCGGAAACTCTCCGGATCAGGCTGCGCAAAAGTCCTTTGCTGAGCGCGTATCCGAAGACCTGATGAAAGGCTGGGACGGCTCCCGTACCAAAGCGAAAGTCACCAGTTTCGATAAGGCGATCGGTTCTGGCGCTGCATCCGCCGGTGTGCTTGTACAGCCCCAGCAGGTACCTGGTATTCTGATGCCGGGCCTGCGTCGCCTGACCGTTCGTGACCTGCTGGCACAAGGGCGCATCACCAGTAACGCGCTGGAATATGTGCGTGAAAATGTGTTTACCAACGCCGCCGCACCGGTTGCTGAAGGCACCCTCAAACCAGAGAGTAATATCACGTTCACCAAAGAAACGGCGAATGTCAAAACCATTGCCCACTGGATCCAGGCATCACGCCAGATTATGGATGACGCCCCGGCGCTGCAGTCCTATATCAACTCCCGCATGATGTACGGTCTCGCGCTGGTGGAAGAGAATCAAATGCTTAACGGTGATGGCACCGGCGACAACCTCCAGGGGTTGAACGTGGTGGCGAACGAATACGAAACCGCACTTAACGCGACCGGGGATACTGGTGCTGATGTTCTGGCGCATGCCATCTACCAGGTGTCACTAAGTGAGTTCGAAGCCGACGGCATCATCCTCAACCCGGCTGACTGGCATCGCATCGCATTGCTGAAGGACGCCAATGGCAATTACATCCTCGGCGGCCCGCAGGCGTTTGCCTCGAAAGTGCTCTGGGGTCTGCCGGTTGTATCAACCACAGCGCAGACGGCAGGAAAGTTCACCGTTGGTGCATTTGGCCTGGCGTCTCAGGTGTGGGACCGCATGGATGCCACTATCGAGATCAGTAACCAGGATCGCGATAACTTCGTTAAAAACATGCTGACCATTCTGTGCGAAGAGCGTCTGGCTCTGGCGCACTACCGTCCCGCAGCTATCGTGACTGGCGATATTGCGATTTCTTCCGGCGAATAACAGCAGGGCGCGGTCAGAAATGGCCGCGTTTACGATATGAAAATTAAAGCTCTCCGTATGTTCTCACATTACCACCTCGGAACTGTATCCCAGGGCGAGAGCCGGGTGGTGAAGAAAGAGATCGGCGACGTGCTGGTGAAACTGCGCCTTGCCGAAGAGATTGAGCCCGAAAAGGCGGAAACTTCCGTTCCTGAACAACCTGTAAAAGCTAAATCCGGGGGTAAAGGTGGAAATAAGCGCGGAGCAGATGGCGCTGATAAAGACGCATCTGAGGGTTGACAGCGACGCCGAAGATTCGCTCATCACTGCCTACGCTTCAGCGGCCATCGATTACGTTGAATTGTTCTGCGACGGCGCGCTGGTAGAAGCGTTGACGCCGCCAGCGGAAGGTGAGGCTTCTCCCCGTGAGATTCTTTTTACACCCGGCATCTGGGCGGCAATTCTATTGCTTATTGGCCACTGGTATGCGAACCGCGAAGCAGCAGCGCAAAATCTCACGGACATGCCGTTGGGCGTTGAGGCCTTGTTGATAAGACACCGGAGGTGGCACTGATGGCATGTTCCGGATGCGCCGCCCGACGTGAGTGGCTTAAAAAGTGGATGAAAATCGCCTATGAACGAGCAACAGGTAAACCAACTGCTGGCAGCAATGGCAGCCCAGACCGCAGCAATGAACCGCCTGGCGGAGTCAAATGAAGCCATGGTTGCTTTGCTTTATGAGTCCCTGGCTGATGACATCGAAACGACAACGCTCGATTCACCAGTGGCGACATACCTCAGCGGCAAGCCCAGGGGGTAGTGATGCAGGCTGGAAAGCTCAATAAACGAATCACACTTCAGAAGCCTGTTAAAACTCAGAGCCCGGTTACCGGTGCGGTAGTTAATGGATGGGCTGATGTGGCTGAGCTTTGGGCTAACGTTGCCGATTTGTCAGCCCGTGACTTTGTTGCCGCGCAAGCGGGGCAGAGCGAGGTAACAACGCGGATCACTATCCGCTGGCGTGATGATGTCACGGATAAGCATCGCATTCTTTACCGTGGGCGTGTTTACGACATTCAGGGTGTACTGGAAGATGATAAAAGCGGACGGGAATATCTGACGCTACCCTGCTCGCGAGGTGTTAACGATGGCTGATGGCATTGATTTTAGTATAACCGGGGTCGATTCACTTCTGGGGAAGCTGGACAGTATCAGCGATGATCTGCGCCGCCGTGGTGGTCGGGCAGCACTTCGTAAGGCGGCAAATGTGATTGTCGACAGAGCGAAAACGAATGCTTCCAGGATTGATGACCCATTAACCGGACGCAGCATTACTGCCAACGTGGCGATGCGCTGGAACGGTCGCCTCTTCAAAAAAACCGGTAATCTGGGATTTCGGATTGGGGTTCTTCATGGTGCGGTCCTCAAAAAACATCCTGACCTTGGTGAGAATGCACCGACACCACACTGGCGACTAATTGAGTTCGGTACCGAAAATGTGCGAGCGCAGCCGTTTATGCGCCCGGCGGCAGAAAGCAGTGTTAGTGAGGTGATAAACGTTTTCGCCTCTGAATACGAAAATTCTATTGACCGCGCCATCAGGCGCGCAGCGAAAAAAGGAATGCTTCCGTGATTGCGCCGATCTTTATCGTCTGTGCCGCCAGACCGACGGTGGTTGCGCTGTTAGGCGGTGACACGCTGCGTCTGTACCCGTTCGGGCAGCATGACGACAATCTGGTCTATCCCTACGTGGTGTGGCAGAACATCACCGGCTCTCCGGAGAACTATCTGGCCCAGCGCCCTGATGCAGATTTTTTCACGCTGCAGGTGGATGCATATGCCGACACAGTGGATGAAGTGATCGCCGTTGCCGCTGCACTACGTGATGCTATTGAGCCGCATGCGCATATCACGCGCTGGGGCGGACAGGAAAGAGACCCCGAAACAAAACGCTATCGCTATTCGTTTGACGTGGACTGGATAGTCAACCGATAAGAACCTTCCCAACCGGCCTTGAGCCGGTTTTTTTATAACCGGAGATAACAATGTCTGTATTGACGCAAGGTACGCAGCTCTTTGTGCTCGTAAAAGGCGCGGTGAGCGAAGTTGAATGTATCACTGCATTTTCACCCGGCAGCAATCCGGCTGACCAGATTGAAGACACCTGTCTTTCTGAACGCTTTGATCGCAGCTATAAGCGTGGTCTTCGAACGCCTGGCACAGCATCACTGACGCTTAACGCTGATCCTAAAAATACCAGCCACATCATGCTCTACAACCTGTCCATTTCGGACGACGAAGAGGATCAGGACCTGACGTTCGCGATTGGATGGTCAGACGGAAACGCATCGCCAACTGCTGCTGAAGATGGTGCATCCAGTGCAGTCGATGGCCTGGTGCTACCTGACAGCCGCACATGGTTCGTATTCAAAGGCTATGTGTCCGACTTCCCTTTTGATTTTGCAGCAAACACGGTCGTCTCCACCTCCGCATCTATCCAGCGTTCCGGTTCTGCGGTGTGGGTTCCTAAGGCAGCTTCTTAAACTGATGGGGCTTGATGCCCCATTTCGAGAGACATAAATGAAATTAACGCTTGAAGCACTCAAGGAGTCCGGCGCGTTTACCGGCCGTCCGGTTGAGAAAGAGATATCCTGGAAACAGGGCGATAAGAAAATCACTGCGACCGTGTATGTTCGCCCGATGGGGTATCACACAGCGACGTCCGATGTACTGGCATTTGGGGGTAAGGTGGATGGTGTGGCAGGACGCATTGCAGCATCTATCTGCGATGAACTTGGTAAGCCTGTCTTCACACCGGCAGACATTACTGGTGAGGCCGACCCTGAGCGTGGTGCGCTGGATGGTGGTCTGACGGTTGCGCTACTGTTGGCTATTCAGGAAGTTAACGATCTGGGAAAGACTTCGAGCTCAGCGCCGAAGACGAATTCTGGTGCGAGCTCGTCCTCAACGGAATCGGAGGTAAAACGATCGCCGAAGCGCGTGAGTCGCTCTCATTCAAAGAGTCCCAACTCTGGGCAAAATACCGGGAAAGATATGGAAGCCTGAACCCGATGATGCGGGTTGAGTGGGGGGCTGGGCTGGTGGCCAGCATGATAGCCAACGTCAACAGAGACCCCAAACATCCACCATTCACTCCGACCGATTTCACACTGCACTTCACCAAAGTCAAAGCTGTTGATGGGCCAATCTCGTTAGAGGAAGCCAGAGCCAGCTGGACATAACGCCGCCAACGGAGAGTTTATGGCTTCCAAATCACTGGGCACGCTGACGATCGACCTGATCGCCAAGGTGGGCGGTTTTGTCTCCGGCCTCTCACAGGCTGAGCGAGCTTCACAAAAATGGCGTAAGCAGGTAAAGGAGGATGCCGCTGCTGCTGCAGTTGCCATGACCGGATTTGCAACAGCCGTCGGCGCCGCCGCCGTCGGAGCCGGGGTGGCTGGGTATAACCTGCTCAAAACCACTTCACGCCAGATAACCGAGTCTGACCGTTGGGCAAAATCACTCAATATGTCCACGCAGTCTCTGTTGGCCTGGCAATATGCTGCAGAAAAAGCAGGTGTATCCGGGGATCAGATGGCTGACATCTTTAAAGATGTCGGAGACAAAATCGGCGATGCTGTTCTTAATAAATCTGGTGAGGCGGTTGGTGCGCTGGACTCGCTGGGATTGTCGGCTAAAAAATTGGCCGGTGAATCTCCTGATAAACAGCTTCTGGCTATCAGTGATGCACTGGAGAAAGTTAAGTCCAACGCCGAGAAGACCACCATCCTCGAAAGCCTGGGCAATGACCTGTCGAAGCTGCTGCCGCTTCTGGACAATGGCAGTGAAAAACTGCGTCAGTACATGGATGCTGCGAAAAAATTTGGCGTGGCGCCCGATGACGCAGATATCGAAAAGCTGGTTAAAGTTAACGCCCTGTTTGAGGATATGGAGACGCAGGTCAACGGCGTCAAAATTGAACTTGCGACGGGCCTTGCCAGCGTAGATTTGAGTGCACTTCAGAAATCCATTGGAGATATGGGGGATGTATTTAAAGACCCGGCTGTTATTCAGGGGCTGACTGATCTTGTTGGTGGGGTGGTAGACCTGGCCACCTGGCTGGTAAAGGTGGGGGCCGAAGCCGGAAAGCTGATAGACCAGTACAAAGGCGGCAAAGCGGTGGGTTTGAATGCCTCAATTCCCGAAATTGAACGTCGCATCAAGAACCTGAATGCCGATCTCGATGATAAAGGTGTGCTGGCGAGTTTCAACAGAATTGGGATGGATGTGTCAGGTAAACAGGCCGAAAGGGCTGAGCTCCAGAAACGTCTGGCCTTTTTGAAAAATTCCCAGTCCACGCTTCCGGAAATAAAACTACCCGAGCCAGTCAAAACAAACTATAGCCTTGGCGCCGGGGAGACAAACGGTAAGCCGCAAAAAAATACCTCTGGTCAGAAACTGGATTCAGCATTTAAAAGCGCTGAGCGCAGTTACATGCGCCAGATTGAACTGATCGATACCACCGGCAAAAAAACTGCTGTGGTGACCGAGCAGCAAAAACTGCAGTTCGATATAGCTGACGGCAAGCTGCAGGGGCTTAACGAAACGCAGAAAAAGCGACTTGCGTTTCTGGCTCAGGAAGTTGATCGCCTGAACGCCGTCAAAAAAGCCAATGAAGAAAATGCCAGGGTAGCGGCGTTTGTGGCAAATCTGCAGGCACAAAACGAGAATGCACGTGCAAATTTGGGCGTGGATGTGCAGGGTGCCGGAATCGGCAATAAGCAGCGTGAGCGGCTCAGGGAACGCCTGAGTATTGAGCGCGACTTCCTCGACCAGCAGCGGGAGCTTCAAAAGCAGTATCAGTCCGGTGATATAAGCCAGACGGTTTATGACCGGGAAACTCAGGCCCTGAAGGATGCGCAGGCCGAAAGGATCGAAGTTCAGGAGGATTACTACCAGAAAGTTGATGCGCTACAGGCTGACTGGGTAACCGGCGCCCGTGACGGACTTGCCGACTGGGTGGATGATTCCACGAACTATGCAATGCAGGCGGCCGACGTCATGAAAACGGCACTCTCAGGGATCAGCAGCAACATTGTCGAGATGCTCAACGGCAATAAAGCGAGCTGGAAAGACTGGGGTATCAGCGTTCTGAAAATCATCGAACAGGTGATGGTAAATATGATGATCGCGAACGCGGTCAGCTCCATCGGTTCGCTGTTTAGCGGTGCCGCCTCATCATCAGCCAGCAGCGGAACAGCAATCCAGAACTACGGTGCTAACCTGCAATTAAACGCCAAAGGCGGCGTTTACTCTTCAGCCGATCTCAGTCAGTACAGTAACTCTGTCGTCAGTTCACCGACGTTGTTTGCGTTTGCAAAAGGTGCCGGCCTGATGGGAGAGGCGGGGCCTGAAGCCATTATGCCTCTTACCCGCGCGTCTGATGGTTCACTCGGTGTCCGCGCCGTGGGAAATGGCGGCGTCACGCCAGGTAGTGGAGGGGCACCACAGGTATATATCACCATTGATGGCAACGGAAATACGGCCACTCAAGCGACATCTGGCTATGAACAATTCGCGAAAGATGTGGGTTCTTATACAGATAGGCGTTACAGGGATCTAATAATGAGAGATTTAGCGCCGGGCGGTGCGATCTGGAACCTTGCAAAAGGAGGCCGCTGATGGCTCTTGAAACATTCAGCTGGTGCCCACGCATCAACGCGGAGCAGGAGGTAACGTTCCGCCGGCGCTCCGCAAAATTTGGTGACGGATATGAACAGGTGGCCGGTGACGGCTTAAATCCGCGTTCACAAAAGTGGAATTTACAGTTTACCGGTACCGAAGCGTATATCGGGGCCATTAAAAACTTTCTCGATCGCCATCAGGGAACAAAGTCTTTTCAGTGGCACCCACCGCTTGAACCACTGGGGTTGTATCGCTGTGATACTTACACTCCTTCGCCGCTTGGCGCTGGGCTCTTCAACCTTTCAGCAACTTTTGAGCAGGCCTATAAACCATGAGTCTTAACGCAGATTATCAGAAGCTTGAACCCGGCGATGAGGTCAGGCTGTTTGAAGTGGATGGCACTGCATTTGGTACAGGTGAGGTGTTACGGTTTCACAGCTACAGCCTCGCACATACTGAAGCAGAAATAACGGCGGCCGGCGGTGACGAAAACAAGCTTCCGGCCAAATCAATCTGGTGGCAGGGCGAAGAATATAAAGCGTGGCCATGCCAGATTGAGGGGATCGAGGCTTCTACTTCGGGAAGTAGTGCGCAACCAAAACTTTCGGTTGCTAACCTCGACAGCTCGATCACCGCCCTTTGCCTGGCTTACGACGATATGCTGCAGGCGAAGGTGACGATACACGATACCCTGGGTAAATATCTCGATGCGAAAAACTTCACCGGGGGTAACCCGACAGCCGATCCGACCCAGGAAAAGCTGAAGGTTTTCTACATCGATTCAAAGAGTAGCGAAACAAACGAGGTAGTCGAATTCACCCTCTCCAGCCCAATGGATCTGCAGGGGCTGATGATACCTACGCGCCAGCTCCATTCGTTGTGCACCTGGTGCATCCGTAACAAGTACCGCACCGGCGATGGCTGCGACTATGCCGGTACGCGCTATTTCGACAAAAACAACAACCCGGTAAGCGATCCGTCACTGGATGAATGCAACGGCACGCTGACGGCCTGCAAACTTCGGTTCGGTGAAAGCAACGAACTCTCGTTTGGTGGGTTCCCGGGTACGTCGCTGATCAGGAGTTGATATGCGTCAGAAAACCATTGATGCGATTATGGCGCATGCTGCCGCTGAATATCCTCGTGAGTGCTGTGGTGTGGTAGCGCAGAAAAGCCGCGTTGAACGTTATTTTCCTTGCCGGAATCTTGCCGCGTCGCCGGAGGACAATTTTGTCCTTTGCCCCGAAGATTACGCATCCGCTGAGGACTGGGGTACGGTGATCGCCATCGTTCACAGCCACCCTGACGCCACTACGCAGCCGAGCGAACTGGATAAAGCGCAATGCGACGCAATGCTTTTAACCTGGCATATTGTGAGCTGGCCGGAGGGGGATTTACGCACCATCCAGCCGCGTGGGGAACTGCCGCTGCTGGAGCGTCCGTTTGTGCTTGGTCACTTCGACTGCTGGGGGCTGGTTATGAGTTATTTCCGGCAAACTCACGGCATTGAATTGCACGATTATCGTGTGGATTATCCCTGGTGGGAAAACGACTATCCGGACAACTTCTATCAGGATTGCTGGTATGAGTGCGGATTCCGTGAATTCGACGGGCCACCGAAACCAGGCGATATGGTGATCATGCAGGTCCAGGCTGAAAAGTGGAACCACGCGGGAATTTTGCTGGAGGGCAATATGCTGCTGCATCACCTGTACGGACACCTAAGCCAGCGCGTGCCGTATGGTGGCTACTGGCAGGAAAGGACGATGAAGGTTCTACGTTACAAATCTCTGTGCTAACCTTTTGTAAAACCAAAGGGGATAGGGATATGAAAAGAATTTTAGTTTTTACCTCCATCTTAATGGTTGCCGGTTGTGCAACTAAGCCGGTGACAAATGAACAAGCACAGGATGTTCCTGCAAAACAGGTTATCAGCAATACACTGCTAGTTAAAAAAGAAGGGACTGGCAAGGTAATAATCAAACGAGACTCTGGTTTTATGGGCAGCGCCTGCATGACCCGAGTTTATGTTGATGGCAAGGAGGTCGCAGACTTAGACACAGCTCAAAAGGTAACGGTCTATCCCAAAATTGGAGATCATATCTTTAGCGCTTGGCCCAAAGGTATGTGTGGCGGAGGCATGAGCGAACAGTCGGGTAAGGTGACAGATACTGGGGTATTGATGTTTAGAGTTGGTTACGGAACCAACGGTGATTTTGGTATCTACCCTACAGCATTTTGAATGCAGCAATTATATATAACCTCGCTCAGGCGGGGTTTTTTATTATTAAGAGGTTTATATGTCTGAAGTAATGACTCGAATTGAGCTCGGCGGCGAACCCGGTAAAATATTTGGTAAAACTCATTGGCGACTTATCAGTAAAGTTTCTGAAGCAGGTGTAGCACTCGCAAAAACAATCACCGGGTTTGAAAGTTATATGGTAAACAGCAAGCGCCGCGGACTAACCTTTGCCATTTTTAAAGGAAAGAAAAACATAGGAGTTGATGACCTAGGTTTTCCGGTAACTGGTGAAGTGGTCAGGATTGTACCGGTTATCATCGGAAGCAAAAAGGCTGGTTTACTTCAGACAATATTGGGTGCTGTTATTGTTGCAGTAGGTGCCATTGCTACATTTGGTTTTGCCCAGGCTTGGGGTGTAAATGTAATGATGGCTGGTGGAGCTATGATGGCGGGTGGCGTCGTCCAGATGTTATCTCCTCAACCAACCGGATTAGCCAGCAAACAAGGTGCAGATAACCGTGCTTCGTATGCGTTCGGTGGTGTAACAAACACCGCGGCGCAAGGCTATCCGGTACCGCTACTGTACGGCCGCCGGCGAATCGGCGGGGCGATTATTTCTGCCGGAATTTATGTCGAAGATCAGCAGTAGATAACTAACCTTTTTTCCTGGCCACCTTCCGGTGGCTTTTTTTATGGGCGCAATATGGCTACAGAAAAAGTGTTAAAGGGCCGCAAGGGCGGCAGCTCAAGTTCCCGAACCCCTACCGAACAGCCTGATGATCTGCAATCTGTAGCGAAGGCAAAAATCCTCGTTGCGCTTGGGGAAGGGGAGTTTGCTGGACAGCTCACCGGCAAGGATATCTACCTGGACGGAACGGCGCTGGAGAATGCTGACGGTTCCCATAACTTCAGCGGCGTGACGTGGGAGTTTCGCGCGGGAACGCAGGCGCAAAAATATATTCAGGGTATTCCCGGTACCGAAAACGAAATCAGCGTGGGAACTGAGGTATCAAGCGCTACAGCCTGGACGCGCACGTTTACCAATACGCAGCTTTCAGCAGTTCGCCTGCGTCTGAAATGGCCCTCGCTTTTCAAACAGGAGGACGACGGCGATCTGGTGGGTTACTCGGTCAATTATGCAATTGACCTGCAGACGGACGGCGGCGCATGGCATACGGTACTCAATACCAGCGTGACCGGAAAAACGACGTCTGGTTATGAGCGCAGCCATCGTATTGATTTACCGCAGGCTGGCAGCACCTGGACAATCCGCCTGCGTAAGATTACCTCTGACGCCAACAGCGCGAAGATCGGCGACACGATGACGCTGCAGAGCTTCACTGAGGTGATTGACGCCAAGTTACGATATCCAAACACAGCGCTACTCTACATCGAATTCGATTCAAGTCAGTTTAACGGCTCTATCCCGCAGATCTCCTGCGAGCCCCGCGGCCGTGTTATCCGCGTTCCAGATACCTACGACCCTGAAACCCGCACTTATAGCGGTACATGGACCGGTGCGTTTAAGTGGGCATGGACGGATAACCCTGCGTGGATATTTTACGATCTGGTTGTTTCTGACCGCTTTGGTCTGGGCCACCGACTCACTACGGCGAACATCGATAAGTGGACGCTTTATCAGGTCGCCCAGTATTGCGATCAGCCAGTCCCGGACGGTAAAGGTGGCAGTGGTACCGAACCACGTTATACCTGCAACGTGTACATTCAGGACCGGAACGACGCCTACACAGTCCTGCGTGATTTTGCGGCTATCTTCCGTGGCATGACCTACTGGGGCGGGGATCAGATTGTGGCCCTGGCTGACATGCCGCGCGATGTTGATTACAGCTACACGCGCGCTAACGTTGTTGGCGGTCGCTTCACCTATTCGAGCAGCACCACGAAAAGCCGCTACACCACAGCACTAGTTTCATGGTCAGATCCTGGGAACGCTTATGCCGACGCGATGGAGCCGGTATTTGAGCAGGCGCTGGTGGCGCGGTACGGCTTCAATCAGCTGGAAATGACAGCCATCGGCTGCACCAGACAGTCAGAGGCGAACCGAAAGGGGCGCTGGGGTATTCTCACCAACAACAAGGATCGCGTTGTTTCGTTTGATGTCGGGCTGGACGGAAACATTCCGCAGCCGGGCTACATCATCGCCGTGGCAGACGAGCTGCTTTCCGGAAAAGTTATGGGAGGGCGTATCAGCGCCGTTAACGGTCGCGTGATACAGCTTGATCGTGTTGCGGATGCAGTAGCTGGTGATCGTCTGATTCTCAATCTTCCCTCCGGCGCGTCACAGAGCAGGACCATTCAGGCTGTTAACGGGGAATCGGTCACAGTCATCACGGCATACAGTGAGACACCACAGGCAGAAGCTGTATGGGTGGTTGAGTCGGGCGAGCTTTACGCGCAGCAGTATCGTGTTGTCAGCGTCTCCGATAATGGCGATGGCACTTTCTCTATTACCGGCGCATGGCACGACCCGGATAAATATGCCCGTATTGATACCGGAGCCATCATTGACCAGCGGCCGGTGAGTGTGATCCCGCCGGGTAATCAGTCGCCGCCAGCCAACATCGTGATCAGTTCGTTTTCAGTGGTTCAGCAGAATATCAGCGTCGAAACCATGCGGGTGAGCTGGGACCAGGCGCAGAACGCTATAGCCTATGAGGCACAGTGGCGCCGTAATGATGGTAACTGGGTAAACGTGCCGCGCAGCTCCACCACGTCATTCGATGTTCCGGGCATTTACGCAGGGCGCTACCTCGTGCGTGTGCGTGCCATTAATGCCGCTGAAATTTCCTCTGGCTGGGGCTATTCCGAAGAGAAAACGCTGACGGGCAAGGTGGGAAATCCACCGAAACCTGTCGGCTTTGCGACAACGCCGATCAACTGGGGGATTCGCCTGAACTGGGGATTCCCGGCTAATACCGGGGACACGCTGAAAACGGAAATTCAGTACACCGCGAACAGTGATTTCTCTAATCCTCTTTTGCTGTCGGATGTGCCTTATCCGTCAGCCGAATACACCCAACTGGGACTGAAGGCGGGACAGGAGTTCTGGTACCGCGCGCAGCTGGTAGACAGAACGGGTAATGAATCAGGCTGGACCGAATGGATTCGTGGTGAATCCAACGCGAATGCTGACGACTACCTGGGCGATATTGCCGATGATTTTCTGACGTCTGCCGATGGTGACCGCCTGACAAGCGACATTGATACCAACCTGGAAGCTTCGTTGCAGAATGCGCTGGCCAACCATGGAACGGTGGAACACCAGTGGGCGCAGTACGGCGAAGTGCGCGCGGATATTCTGGTGGTTAAAACGACCATTGCGCAGGTGGATAAGGCCATGGCTGAAATGTCCACGCAGGTGCAGGCGCAGTTCAATGATGTGACTGCAGCTCTGGAAGATAAACTCACCGCCGTGGTTGATGCCTCCGGAGCATCTGCGATTTACACCCTCAAAACCGGAGTACGGATTAACGGTGTTATGTATAACGCCGGAATGTCGATTGCTGTGCTCGCGGAAGCGGGTAAGCAGGTAGTCACCCGCGTCGGGTTTAACGCCAACCAGTTCGTCCTGATGAGTGGCAGTAGTGATACGCAATATTCGCCGTTTGCTGTTGTTAATGGTCAGGTGTTTATCAGCGATGCGTTTATTCAGGATGGCAGTATTACCAATACAAAAATTGGTAATTACATACGCTCGAATAATTACAAGGCAGGATTGACCGGCTGGAATATTGATAAAACTGGGCAGGCTGAATTTCACGATGTCACCGTACGCGGAACTGTATATGCAACCGGCGGATCGTTCACTGGCGATATTCATGCTGAAAACGGGGAATTCTCTGGCACCGTATCAGCCCGGAAATTTGTGGGCGATATTGTTGCCCTATACACATATAACGATTATCCCGGATTGACCGCGCCAATTAACACCAAAACGTTCACATATAAAGACAGTTCCAGTTTAGGGCTACAAAAAACAATATTGTTCCAGGTTGGATGCCAGGTGAGGAGTCTTACATCAACAGCAACTTCGGCAACGATTATTATCAGCATTAACGGAAACGAAAAAAGATACACGTTTTCAACATCAAGTGGTGGTTCCAGTAGCGGCAGCACCGTCCCGTTCGTTGTTACGCACTCCATTGTTACGACGGCGGATATCGTATCAATCACACTCCGGGAAGAGGCGACTGGTAGTTACCAGCATTCACTTTATAGCCCCACAATAATGGTTGGGCGTTCCTCTGGGAATTTCTCCGGTGGCTAATTGCACACACCGTACGACAGCTAAATAACAATTGTAAAGCGAGGTCTCAATGAGCGCAGGAACACTCACCCTGACGAATAACTCTGCTGCTGTTTCCGGCAGCGGAACCGCATTTACCACAGAACTGGCAGCCGGTGATTTTATTGTCGTTACAGTCGGCGGTATTCCTTACACCCTCCCGGTTAAGACCGTCAACAGCAATACATCATTGACGCTGGTCAGCAATTTCACCGGGCCAACGCAGTCAGGTGCGGCCTGGTATGCTGTTCCTCGTATTGCTATGAATCTGGTCACCGCTGCTGCGGTAACACAGGCTGCGGAAGCCCTGCGTGGCCTGAACTACGACAAACAGAACTGGCAAAACATTTTCAGCGGCACTGGGGATGTACCAGTTAAATTGCCGGATGGTTCAACCTGGACAGGACCAGCATGGAACTCAGTAGCCAAAAAAGGGGCAAATGACGATATTACTAGCCTGAGCGGGTTAAAAACTGCGTTAAGTATTTCTCAGGGGGGGACGGGAGGAAAAAACTCTGCGGATGCAGCAAATAATATCGGTGTCGGTCCGGCCAGTTATCCTTTTTTTTCGGGGATAACTATTTCTACAACAGGGTACGCAATTCTTGGAGTGCAGAATACTTCTCGTGGTGCAGCAGATGTTGGTGCTCGTGTCTCTATTGAAGCTTCAGTTGCCGCTAATGCGCGAGGCTCAATAATCCAAAGAAATAACCAGGATAATCAGACCGGACAGATACGTTCAGAGTTACCTGCTACATCAGGAGTTCTGGCTATACAGGGAACGTCAGGGCGTGAATATAAAAAGGATATAAAGGATGCCGACACCAGCGAAGCGATGCAGCGCATTATGAGTCTGCGTATGGTTAATTTTGTGTATAAAGACGATGATCTGGCACGTGTCCGTTTCGGAATTATTGCAGAAGAGGCCGAAAAACCTGCACCACAATATGTCAAGCACAACCAATTCCCGGTTGATGGTAGTCAGATTTACGATGAAGACGGACACCTTGTCAGCGAGAAGTATGTGGACCGTCCGTCTATAGACAACAACCCAATCGTAATGGACTTGTTAGGATGCATTCAGAACCTGCAGGCGCAAATTACAGAACTGAAATCCAGCATCGGTAATTAACTAAAATAAAAATCTCCTGAATTGGCTGATTATATGCTTCCTGGCTTAATTTCTTGCAAGGGGGAATTGACTGGTTGAGATGTGAATTGATGCCGCAATCACACCGTATGCAAGAGCATGATTGCGGCCAACTGGCGAACGTTCGATAGTGCGAGTATTGAATGGCTGCCCGGTGATGTAATCACATTGGCTGTATTAGCTCGGATCCCTGATTTTTCACATTACCAACGGCACGCGTCACGGCGTGCCATATAAATTTATCAGCCAATAGAATTTGGTTAGGGAGAGCGGGACACACAAAGCTTTGCATCGGTTTGCAAGGCTTTGTGCTGTTATCACTTAGTCGATCGCATCCATTGTTGCAAGACAATTTGAATCAATGTGAAACAGAGTGGTGCAATCACCACTTTTTTAGTGTTACCATCGTTTTACTGGGTGAGGGACTGAGGATGTCAGTTTTTCATTTGTGTACCAGATTGTGTACCAATTTAGCGATTGTTGGTTAGATGGTTGCACAACTTACTGTAAACAAACAAATTTTCTCTTTGTATGTGATCTTACGTGTGGGTCACCACTGCAAATAAGGATATAACATGCCTGTTATTACTCTTCCTGATGGCAGCCAACGCCATTACGACCACGCTGTAAGCCCCATGGATGTTGCGCTGGACATCGGTCCAGGTCTGGCGAAAGCCACTATTGCTGGCCGTGTTAACGGTGAGCTGGTAGATGCTTCCGATCTGATTGAACATGATGCGAAGCTCTCCATCATCACCGCGAAGGATGAAGAAGGTCTGGAGATCATTCGTCACTCCTGTGCGCACCTGTTAGGGCACGCGATCAAACAACTCTGGCCGCACACCAAAATGGCGATCGGACCGGTTGTTGACAACGGTTTTTACTACGATATCGATCTTGACCGTACGTTAACCCAGGAAGACGTCGACGCGCTCGAGAAGCGGATGCACGAGCTCGCTGAGAAAAACTACGATGTCATTAAGAAGAAAGTCAGCTGGTACGAAGCGCGTGAAACCTTCGTGAAGCGTGGTGAGACCTATAAAGTCTCTATTCTTGATGAAAACATTGCCCATGATGACAAGCCTGGCTTGTACCATCATGAAGAATATGTCGATATGTGCCGTGGCCCGCACGTGCCGAACATGCGTTTCTGCCATCACTTCAAACTGATGAAGACCGCAGGGGCATACTGGCGTGGCGACAGCAATAATAAGATGCTGCAGCGTATTTATGGTACTGCATGGGCAGATAAAAAAGCCCTCAACGCCTACCTGCAACGTCTGGAAGAAGCCGCCAAACGCGATCACCGTAAAATCGGTAAACAGCTTGACCTGTATCATATGCAGGAAGAAGCGCCGGGTATGGTGTTCTGGCACAATGATGGCTGGACTATCTTCCGTGAACTGGAAGTCTTTGTTCGTTCGAAACTGAAAGAATACCAGTATCAGGAAGTTAAAGGTCCGTTCATGATGGACCGCGTGCTGTGGGAAAAAACAGGTCACTGGGATAACTACAAAGATGCGATGTTCACGACGTCTTCAGAGAACCGTGAATACTGCATTAAGCCCATGAACTGCCCGGGTCACGTACAGATCTTTAATCAGGGTCTGAAATCTTATCGCGATCTGCCGCTGCGTATGGCTGAGTTTGGTAGCTGCCACCGTAACGAGCCGTCAGGCGCGCTGCACGGTCTGATGCGTGTTCGTGGCTTCACTCAGGATGATGCGCATATCTTCTGTACTGAAGAACAGATCCGTGATGAAGTTAACGCTTGTATTCGTATGGTCTACGATATGTACAGCACCTTTGGCTTCGAGAAGATCGTTGTCAAACTGTCCACTCGCCCCGAAAAACGTATCGGTAGCGATGAAATGTGGGACCGTGCTGAAGCTGACCTGGCCGTTGCGTTGGAAGAAAACAACATCCCGTTTGAGTTCCAACTGGGTGAGGGCGCGTTCTACGGTCCGAAAATTGAATTTACCCTGTATGACTGCCTCGATCGTGCATGGCAGTGCGGTACTGTACAGCTGGACTTCTCTCTGCCGTCCCGTTTAAGCGCCTCTTATGTTGGCGAGAACAACGAGCGTCAGGTGCCGGTTATGATTCACCGTGCAATTCTTGGGTCGATGGAACGTTTCATCGGTATCCTGACCGAAGAGTTCGCTGGCTTCTTCCCGACCTGGCTTGCGCCGGTTCAGGTTGTGGTCATGAACATTACTGATTCTCAGTCTGAATACGTTAACGAATTAACGCAGAAACTACAAAATGCGGGCATTCGTGTAAAAGCAGACTTGAGAAATGAGAAGATTGGCTTTAAAATCCGCGAGCACACTTTACGTCGTGTCCCTTACATGTTGGTCTGTGGCGACAAAGAGGTTGAAGCAGGCAAAGTTGCCGTGCGCACCCGTCGTGGCAAAGACTTGGGCAGCCTGGACGTAAATGAAGTGATTGAGAAGCTGCAACAAGAGATTCGCAGCCGCAGTCTTCAACAACTGGAGGAATAA